TTACAAACACTTCACCAGTAGGTGAGCCATCTTTTGTTCCAGCCACAATTACAGGTTGGTCTATTTGTAAAGGACTTGACAACGCACTGCTAATATCTGCCAAATGAAGATTTGCAGTATCAATACCGCTGTCAATATCATTTAATACAACAATAGCAGATTCATCTTTAACTCTAAGGTTTAAATCACTACCTACTTTAATGACATGTTTAACACCGCTAGCAGTACCGTCTTCTGTTCCTACACTCAAGGCAGAATCGGGAGTAGCAGAAAAAGCGTCTAACTTAACATCTACGTTTAAGTTTTCGACAGCCATTTCTATATCTATAGGTAAAGGATTTTCTTTAGAGTAGTATTCACCAAACTCGTCTACTAGTATAGACCGTTTAGCCATAATAGGCTCTTCAGCGTATACTGCTCTTTCATGCTGTTCTAGGATGATGCCGGGACGGTCTTGCTCTGGCTGGTATATAGATGAATTAAGAGCTGTAGTATAGGCTTGAATATTAGCCCTTTGCTCTATCTTGCCTTTTTCACCCACTAAGAATTGTGTTGAAGAAAGGACTCTTTTGATTTCTAATTGTAAGGTAGGTAGTGTATCGGCAGTAAGAACTACTTGGGCTTTAACTACAAAGCCTTTAGTATCAGGAACTGTGACTAAGCCGCCAGCGGTTCCATTAGATGTGAATAATACCGGACTAACTAAGCCCAGCTTTCTTTCGATAGCCATAATACCCTAACCGTTTCCTTAAGAAGTCAACCCTATGACTCCATACTATAAAGATTACTCTTTTAAACCAAAAAAAAAGGAGCGTTAGCTCCTTTCTATAAATCTCTAATTGTGTATTTTTTATTAAATAAACCCTTTCCATTTAGCTACCGCTGCGGCTAAAGTCAATGTAGCTGTTAAAAAAGCCGCTACCTTAACATATCGTTTTAACAGGAGTTCTCTAAGTTTTTTAGGCTCTTCAAGAGAATCGATACGCTCAGTTTGAGAATAGTATAATTTCTCAAGAACGTCAGTTCTTCTCATGTGTTCTTGCAAGGAAGCTGTATTTAAGGCAAGTACTTGTTTTATATCAGAAATATCATTCTTGATATCTTTTTGCTCTTCCCTAACTTCTTTTACAAGGTCGTATATGATTTGTTTTTCACTCATATTAAGCGCCTTAAAAATAAAGCCCATCCATGGGCAAACCGTTAATTATGGAAGATTTACAGCATCACCTTCATCTTGAACTCCAGACTCATCGTAAGCAACAGTACCCATATATGAAATACGAATTCTTGAAGTTGCTTTAGCTGAATATCCGGTTCCATAAGATGTAGGAACACAGTTTTGAGCTACTAGGATTGGAGCTGCATTGGCAGCGCCTTGTCTGTCTGTAACAGCTCTGTCTGTAACAGCGATTGTTACTGTTTCAAGTTGAAGAAGGTCTTGTAGTTTAGGCATTTTTGGAAGAATATGTCCACCGTTACCAATCAAACGAAATCCTGAGCAGTTTAAAGAAACAGCTTCATAACTTGTTGGAGTGATTTCAGCGGCGCTATAACGACCTAAAAGGTGAATAGCTTCCGTACCTACGTTTACTGAGTAGTCGCATGAATCAAAGATTCCTACTAGAACGTTGTCTACGTAGACTTTCGCTCTTGCTCCTACCATTGTTTTTGCTTTAGCCATATAATATCTCCTATAAAATCTTAGTTATTAAGCAGCGTTATTTTGTACTTGTGAAATCTCAATAGAAATTGGGATAAAGTAAATAGCAGTTGCTAGTTTTATCTCTACACCTACAGACATGATAGGTCCTGAGATTTCAACTTTTGCGTTCTTGAATCCAAGAGGAGCGTCATCACTAGCAGCAATCAATTTTTGCTTCTTGTAAAGGTCCATCTTAGAAGCCAAGAAGCTAAGACCTGTAGAGGCGTCAACGTCAGCTAAAGATTTACCTACGAAAGCAGTTTGGAAGCTATTAGCAAGGTCAAGAGCTACTAAGTCAGCAGCGTACATAGCTTGGATAGAGTTATAAACAAAGTTTGTATCAACACCATAAGTTGTTTGGTCAGATACCCATTTATTACCTACTACACCTTTTTCGAGGAATAGCAATCCAGAGTCAAGAGCTGTTTCAATATCGCCCGGTGAACCAGAATCAAACCCAGAAGGGTCTTTGAAGCTGATAACGTTAGCGAACTTGTTAACGATGGCTTTGTAGAATCCAGCAGCTTGCATACCAGCAGCAATTGCAGCGGTATGCCAAGGGAAGAATTCTTTAATATCGCCCTGAGCATTAACTTGACTTGTCTTTTGGAAAGCAAGAGAAATACGAGCGTTAGCAAGAGATGAAGCTTCAGCCTGAGCTGAGGCAAATGTATTATCCCAGAAGCTAAGGAAAGCGGTTCTGTGCTTCTTGATTTTAGCTGTAGACATTTTAAGTACGTGAGACTTAACAGCAGCGTTAACAGCAGCGATAGTATAAGTTGAAGATGAATCAGTTAGACCATCGGCAATATCACTAGCAGCGTTTCTAGAGAATAGAGGTACTACGAAGTTAACGTTGATTGATTCACACTCATCGATTGCATTGATAACGTCAGCAGCTAAAGTTGCACCAAGAGCACCTCCAGACAAGTAAGCAATATTGCTCATTTCATCAGGAAGACCTTTAGTTGCAGTAGCTGAGAAGTCAACAACTGCTGATTGACTAACTTTTTGTTTAAAATTACTAAGAGCTTTCTTGATTCTTCCCGACTTAGCAGAAGCTGCTGTAGAGCAAATTCCAACTGCTGACACTTGGTCAAGAGATGAAGTAGGAAGTTGACCTGAACCAGAAACTACAGAACAAGAATAACCAGTCTGAGAGTTGATAAAGGCAGCTAAATCTGCAAGAGTTGCGTATTGAGCTAAAACAACGCTAAGGTTAGCGCCAGCTCCACCAGTAACGGTAGCAGCTAAAGTTGTAGCATTTACAGTAACGGTAGCGGTTGTACCGGCATATCCGATCAATAGAGCTACTTCAGCAAGAACTGAAAAAGATTCGTTAGTATTATTGTCAGTACGCTTGACATCCAATTGGATTTTAGGTTCTTGAGAAGATACTGAAAGAGCTTCGTCAAGTCCAAGAGCAGCTAAGTCGCCCGGAGATGAATCGATAAGCTCAAAAGACTTACCGTTACCTTTTTGATTAGCGGCAGCGTCAACGTCAGCTTCAATTTTGATTGAATCAGTAGCAGCTCCAGCAACACAAGCTAATCCAGCAGGAAGAGCGGCGTCAATAAGAGCAATAACTTCAGCGATACTGTCGTAAGCTGTAGTTGGTCCAGTGAAAACATTAATTAAAGTTTCAGCTCCACCGTTAACACGAACCTTAAACTCAACGCCTGTAAGAGCGGCTCCCAAAGTTGCAATAGTTGTGCCAGAAACTGACGGAGCTACTTCATCTTCAAGTTGAGTAACTTGGAAATAGTACTTATTACCATCTAGACCAACGTTCTTATCGCTAAGTGAACCATAAGACGAAGCTAGTACAGCAGAAGCTTTTGAGCTATCGTTTGTTTTAGCAATATAGATTCTGCTTGCAGAACCTGTAACGTCAGCGTCAGAGCTAGGAGATGATAGCGCTCTAAAAGCATCTACGATTGGTCCAGATACATACTTACTAAGTACTCTGTCCAATTGGTCAGGTGTATAGAAGTTATCTTTTAAAACTTCGTCAGCAAATTGTTTACCGGCAGATGATTCCCCGATAATAACAATGTTACCGCTTGAAGCTACGCCAACTGGGTTAGAGCGTACTTTAACGTCGAAATAAGCACCGGGTCTGTTGGTGTTTACAAAACTGGTTGTAATTCTTTGAGCCATATTGTTCTCCTACTTATTAATGTATTCCAAAATGTTTTAAGCCGTCTTCAAATTTTTCTTTTTCAGCATGTCCCGTTGCCACAAAATGTAACCACAAAATGTGCTCCATAGAAGAATCAAGGCTTAGTTTTTCACGTTTTTTAGCAAAAAACTTTCTAAATTCGTCTCTCTGGTCAAGTTCAGCTACCTTAGCAGCTTTCTTAGCTTCACCAACTTCTCTACGTTTTTCTCTCATTTCTTCAAGAGTATTCTCAAGAGCTGCTTCAACGGCAGCTTCGGGAGCTGCTTCAACGGCAGCATCTATAGCTGCTTCAATTTGCTCTACTTCAACGTTTTGTTTTTTATTTTTCTTACTCATACTATTTCTTCTTTTCTGATTTGCTCATCTGTCCACCAACTTTAGGTAAAGCCGGTTTAGGAGCATTTACAGGAGCTGCGCTTTGAGCTTGCGGAGCCATAGGTTTAGCTGAAGCTTTAGGCTTATCCATAGTATTTGGAGCTGCTGCTGGAGCTACAGGAGCTTTTTCTCCAATCCCCATCATCTTTTCCATTTTAGCTGCTTTTTTAGCTTTTCTCTTTTCGATGAAGCTTTTAAGCTTAGGATGCATTTCTTGAACGCCCTGAGGTTGAACTACTTCTTTTTCCTCAACCTTATCAAGTTCAGCTTTAAATTTTTCTTTTTTCTCAGCTTTCATTTCTCCACACTTATCAATAGCTTCAGCTTTTTCAATCTTTTGAGAATTGTACATTTCTTGACACTTCTCCAAGACTTTCTTGGCAGCTTCTACGGGTGTGTAATTCTTTTCTGACATAATATATCCTTTAAACTATGATATTTTAAAGATTAACATTTTTTCTTTTTTAACATCTTTTTATCTAGAAAACCTTTTAATTTCGACGGCTTAGCTTTATTCATAACTGATTCTTTAGGAGCTGGTATCTTAAGTGGGTCAGCTTCGGGCTTAAAATTAGGGTCAAGAACATCCTCGACCGGAGATTTTCCAGCTAAAGCCTTCTTAACATTACCTATAATTGACTTAGTAAGCAGTTTTGCCACTTCGTCCTGTTTATATTCCTTGGACATACAACCCTCTATTTATATATTAAAGATTAAGATTCTGAATCAATAGTATCCCATAAATCATTTTCCGATTCTTCCGAATCAGGGTCGGTATTTTCATTGCTAATTATTCTTATTCCAGTAGCTTCACCATCTTCTATTCCTACCGCTTCAATAGTTCTATAAGGAGTCTTAATCCAGCTCTCTTCTGTTTGACCTGAAAGAGTTATAAATCTAGAATATACGTTTTCAGCTTGAAAGGCTGTGTTTCTAATTAAGTCGGTAGCGCTAAGGTTAGATAATTGAAAATTATTAGCCTCAAGAAGACCTTCACGGTATCTCAATAGACAATATTTAACAAAACCGAATAAAAACAATAATGTAGCAGGGTCTCCATGTGTATGGCATCCAATACTATAGCTTTCTTGAGATATAATACGTTCTCTTCTAGCTCTATACATTTGATATTTAGGAGCCACTCCAAATTTTTCACCGTCTAATTCAGAGCCGGGGTCTATAAGGAGCTTATTCCCAGCTTTCTTACCTCTAATAACCCAAGCATTTCCAGTACTTGAATCTACTAAAAGCATACCTTCATTAACATATTGGAAATTATCATCTTTAGGTATAGTCACCGTACCGGTAGCTTGATTATAACTAACCACTTCAAAAGGCTTAATAATGTATTGAATTGGTTTACCAATATCTTCAGCGCTCATATCTTCAATATCAGCACTTTGGTCAGCTAGGGTAGCTAGAGACTTATCTTCAGTAGAATCTCCAAGAGCTATTGTGATACATGGTAGCTCCTCTTTGTCTAATCTATGCGCCATAAAAATATGTATCTTATTGTTTTTTAAGAAATTTTTAGCATTTTCAATTTCTTTCATACCGTATTGTTGCGCTAAAATAGGATTCTCAATAAAGTCTGAGAAGATATCCTCAATTAGCCAATTATTTTTACGTAAATCATCTAGCCCTAGTTCTATAGCGGTTTTAATGATTACATCGCCAGCAAAAATCGCCATATTTACCTACACGTAATTAATAATTACTTTTGTTTTATTTGTTTTGTTTATTTTCTGAGCAATTGCTCTGCCTGTAGAGTAATTTATATTTAAATAATCACAAGCGTACTTTAAGCAGTAAAAAGAAGCTATCTCTTTACCCGCCTCACTTACAATGGTGACTTTTTTACTTCTTGCATTTAAATGACCTGTTCTATCGATACTCATTTTATTTCTAGTTTCTAGGGATGTAATCCTATTTTTTGCTTTTTGTCTGATTTTTTCTAGAGCTTCACCTTCCTGAGCGCCACCGTCTCCGCCATTAGTAAGATTATAGCCATCTATAAATGAATTATATTTACATATCCAATAAATCTCTTTTTCATTTAGTTCACATAGAGTCAACGCCGTATCAATAGTCTCAATTTTAAAATTTTGAATACCGTTTTTGTTGATAGTATTAGCTATTTTAGTTTTACAGTATTTTGGATTTTTTGAATACCTAACATGTCTTTGCCATCTTTTTTCAACAGACCCTATAGTTTTTCCTATGTATACTTTTTTATTAATTATATTGGTTATTTTGTATATAAACATATTACTCCAGAGGTCTTATTAATAAACTTAACATAACTAAACTGGGTAAGAAGAATATAAAAAGTCTTCCAACCAGAATACGCTTACTGCAATTCTTTGACATATTATCCCATTCAAGATAGACAATAACGATACTTAAAATCTGAAACAGTAAGAATATATCTATAGCTACCGCATTATTCATTTAAATTTACCTAATACTTCAGGTAAAACTACAGTATCAAAATATGTACTAGCCCACATGAAACACTCATCAATAATGAAAGCACCTTTAGAGCCCGGATGATTCCATCTTCCTTCAGCTTTATGGTCTTCAGTAATAATACGAAAAGTCATAACATCTCTTTTAACAGTACCGTCAGCATCTTTTCTTTGATAAATACTTACACCTTTAAGAGCTGGGTATTTAGCTTTAGCTGAGGGTTTAGCACTAGCAATATCGAACTTATGTAATAAACCTAACTTAGGGCTTCCGTCAGCATTGAAATCTAACTTGGTAGTTGAGATTTTTTTGTCATCCAAAAAAACTTTAATCTGGTCCATTAAACCTTGAGCTTTAGGAGTTTGACCTTGCTCTTTAGATTTATTATGTTGAAATGGAATAATTGCGTATTTTTTACCGCTCTTACCTGTCCTAGAAGATTTACCTCTAAGAAGCTCTTCCATAAATCCAGACTTACGCCCTTCTTCTATCCATCCAGCCTTCTTCATATCAAGCTCTACTAACCAAAAGCCATCTGATACTTTCTTCCAAGATAGAGCATCCATATAGGCATACTTAGTACTACCTAATTTTTCAGCAGCCATCTCCCTAGCTCTAGCATGAGTAACTAAGGACGTAGCTTCAACTGCTTTAGTAACAGCCTCTTCTACATCTTTATTTAATTTACCAAATTCTTTAGCTATCTCTTTGGCATCGATTTCAATTTTAAAATCCATACTTATTCTTCCGGCATCTCAGGCATTTTACCATCAGTAGGTGCTTTACCGGTTTTACCCTTAGCTCCACCGTGTACCTTATGACTGATTTTCATATCCTTATTAGAGTAATTGGTAGAGATTGCATCACCATCATAATCACGCACCAGTCCTTTCTTACCAGAACGCCACGAAACTTTACCGGTAGTTCCATCCTGAACTTTTATTTTCATTTTACGCTTAGCGCCAACCGGTTGTTGATGTACGGGTATGTGTTTCACAGGTTTATCAGGCAAAGAAAATGGTGAATTTGGTATATTCCCTCGCCCTACTGCTTTTTTACAGGAGTCACCTTTTTATTCTCAGACTTTTGAAATGGTTGAGTCTGTTTTTGAGCTTGAGGTGGCTGAGACTGTCTTTGCTGCATAGGAGGCTGTTGTTTTTGTTGCCCAGCTTGCGCTTGCTCCTCGTCATCCATCATCTCATCTTGGTCAGGCATTTCTTCTGAAGCTCCCTGATTAGCAGAAGCTTGATTAAAGTTTTGCTCAGGTTTCATCTTTAACTTCTTAGCCATCTCAATCATAGAACGAAGCATCATAATATTAGCTTGATAAAGCTTAGGATTACTCTGTTTAAGTTCTTCTAACATTTCTTTATTTTCTTTGAAAGCCATCAGAGATTCTACGATATCAGAATTAAGTTCAGTATCACTGTCCTCAGAAGGCTCTTCTTCACCCATTTCTTCACCGTCTTCAGGAAGATTTGAGTTCATCATTTCAGACATAATTCCGTATTGACTATCCCCACCCTCTTCAGGCTGTTCTTCACCATCTTGAGCAATCTCATGTTCTCCTAATTCAGGAATTTCAGATTCTTCACCTTCCATATCTTCTTCATCTGCTAATTGATTATCGATAGATTCTTCAGAATCTTGTTCAAAATCTTCATCGTCAGGCTCAGTATTACCATCAAGAGCATTAGGCTCCTCGTCAGCTTCAATATTATCAGCATCCTGCTCATCATCTTCTTGCTCTTCAGCATCATGAGCCATTTCTTCTTCAGGATTTAATCCTTGCTCATGAGGAGGATTACTAGGGTCTTCTAACTCATCTTCAGATTCTTCACCTTGAAATTGCTCTTCTTCGCCCTCTTGAGGTAATTGACTTTCTTCAGACTCGTCCTGCTCATCATCTTCAGCCATTTCTTCTTCAGGGCTTTCAGATTGCTCATGCTCTTCTTCAAACTGTTCTTCGCCTTCTTCAGACTCTTCACCTTCCGGCTGTTCTTCATTGTCAGCGTATTCAGCTTCCTCTTGCTGACCCTCTAGGTCTTCAAGTTCAGAGCTTTGCTCTTCTAACTGTTGTTGGTCATCTTCTTTACCGGGAGATTTTAAAGCACCTACTAATTTCTTATGTTCATCAACAGCGGCTTTAAGAGGCATCTTAGCTTGAGGCTCTTCAGACTCTTCTTCGCCTTCCATGCCTTCAGATTCTTCACCTTCAAACTGTTCTTCGCCCTCTTGGGATTCCTCTTCACCCTCAGCACCTTGCTCGAAAGCTTCTTGCTCCTGACCTTCTTGTTCAATTCCATCTGGAGATAGTAGTTCAGATTCTTCACCCTCTTCTTGAGCTTCTTCAGGGAATTGAGACTCAGCTTGCTCTTCTTGTTGTTGAGCTTCGCCATCATTAGCAATATAGTCATCGATTTGCGGTTCGTATTCTACGATTTGATTCTTATTGTTCATCTTACCGTATATCAAAGCTTTTGAAGCTTCTGACATACTACTACCAACACCCACTGTTAAAGTAGTATTAGCCATCTTTTGATATTCAGCACGAATACTCTCTAATTGCTGAAGAGCTTGTTCATCGATTTCGTAGATTCCTTCGTCACCTGAAGTTACAATTACTTTACCGCCGTGAGATTCAACCCACTGGTCAATAAATTGGTGAGCGCTTTTAACCGCTTGTGAAACTCTAGATAGTTCTTCGTGATTATCTGAAACAATTGCGTTTCCAATAGAATCACCCACTGAATCTCCATTAACGGCGATGTACTTACGTGCCATATATTACCCCTATTTTTTACCTTTAATTGCTTCTATCAGCATACTAATACTTTCAGCATCAAAATCTTTAGGGAAATTAAAATTAACACCCTTCTCTGATTTTTTAAATTTGATTTCTTTATTATGATACGAACCATAGCAAATACAGCATTTAATAGCTGATTCACCTGATTTAAATATTTTAAAACTACAGTCTGGACATCTAATATCTTCTTTCTTGTCCATATCTACTGGCTGTAATTTTCTATTCTCTAAGAATTCTTTGAGTTTTAATTTCTTGTCCATTGTAGGCTCACTATGATGTTCCTCTGACTCTTCCATAATTGGCTTGAGTCTCATAAGGAGAAGTTGTTGTATAGCCTCTCTCTCCGAGAGTCTCTGGTCTACTACTTCTCTAATAATACCATGAAGTTTCAATCTTTCATCGATTAAATCTTGCAATGACTTAGTTTCTGGTTCTGCTGGTGTAATGGTTACGACAGGCTCAGGCGCTTGGTGCATTTCTTCTAAATCATAAAGCTCAAACGTGGTCAGGATGACCAATCCTACGGAAGGAAGAGAGCGGTACTTGAATTCATAAATAATCTTATTTTCAGCGCTTGTAATCTGACCACTATAGATATCCGGTCCATGTTTCTCAACGTGCAATACACCCGGAGCCCAAGGAATATGAATATCTTTATTTTCCTTAGCTTTCATAGGCTTAAGTTCATTAATCAAAAATGACAATAGGATTCTAGGAACAATACTTAAGGCTGCTTTAATTTCAAGAGGGTCTACAGTTGTTTTAGTATCGGGTTTATATAGCTCTGACTTTCCTAGAGTTTCTAGAAAATCATCACCGACCATAGATTTTATAAAAGCTAACTGTTTAGAATTCATATTATTTCATTGTTGTATGGTCATCGATAATAAATACTAACAATAGGGCGTTTTGAGTAATTACCCAAGTATCTTCAGAAGCTGCAAGATACGTCCAGTCATTAGGCTTACATGCACAGGAAACATTTCCAGAAGCATCTACAGCTCCTGCGGCTGCGGCTGCTACAGATGATGTTTGTCCAAATGTTGCACTATAAAGCGTGGATGAATTATTATAAATAGCCAATTGAGTACCGGCTTGAATCTGACGAGCTGTAGTAGCATCAGTTGTCCAAGTTGTAGCCGTAAGCTGAATAGGTTTAAGCTTAGGTCCTACAACTACATTCTTCTGAGCACCGGCTGGGTCGTTATAAGAATTACTCGCAGTTAATTGCGGGTCAAAGTTTTTGTTTTTGCCTTTTCTTTCCATATATTCCTCTCTATTCAAGTGTATTAACGTTTACTTTTACTTGATATTTGTTAGGTTCAACATCTTCGTCTGGTTTCGGAGAAACACGACTTGGCTGACCATTTTCTTTTTTATTTTCATTTTCACCATCGTTATTTTTTTGATGATAAACATACTCTCTCTGAATCATTGCGTGGTAAGGCATCCTAGAAGGTTTTCTCACACCATTTTCAGTTATATTCCCAACTCTAATTTCATTAATAATACTAGCTATATACCAATGAGCTGAGTATCTGTATCTTACACTATAAACTCTTCCAGCTTTAGTATCTGGGTCTATTCCGGGGTTTTTTCCACCATCAATCCAATCAATACATCCATTACTAGCAATTCTAAAATCATGACCTTGCTTATATTCAAGTCCACGGGAATCAATCAAGAATTCTACGCACAAGGCTGGGTATTGTAAAAAGTCCATACCTGCTGGATTATAATCAACTCTTTGATAATTAACTACAGCAACTTCCATATCCTTAATATAAACTCTATCACCCGGAGCTAAATGAATTGTTTCGCCTTTATGAGTATCATCTTCATCATAATATCTAGGAAGAGTTAATCTAGCGGTAGAATAATCAAACATCCCACCCTCTACATCTTGCTCTCTCTTATTATTACCCAAAAGAACAGCAGTAAAGGTCCCACATTTCTTATAAATAAAACCATTTGAAGAAATAGTATCGAGAGAATCACTTCTTCTGTATTCTCCACGGTCCTTTAAACCAATAGGAGATGGTATAGCTCTATAATGTTCAAAAGTAACGCCATGAGACTTAATAAAACTATCCTGCTTATCCAAATTGAAACTAATCTGCTCTAGCTGATTAGAAGCCTTTGGTAGGGTGTTTAATTGAGGTCCTTTAGCGGGTCTTTTAGCCATTTTTTCCTATCTCAATCATTTTCTTCATTACTTCTTTCATATCTTTCTTAAGTTCTTTAAGCTCAGGCATATCGTTCATTTCTAAATATTTCAAGCATTTTTCAATACATGTGTAGCTGGCTGAAGCATCTAACATTCTCATACTAGATTTTTGTTTCTTGTCTGAGCGAACTTTCTGTAAACTTACTATCTTATTCTCGGTCATTAATAATTTCTGCAATAACATGGCAAATAGAGCTTGTTTCTTTAGTTCCCTTATTTGAAACAGGGTATACTCTATCTAATTCAACACCGTCAACGCCAATAGAACCTTCAAAGTTCAATACTTCAGCACCACGTTTAGTAGCTACGAAATTAACTTTTTCATTTTTAGTTAAAGTGAATAATTCATATCCATTATCAACCAATTCTTGAGGTAGCTTTTTTGTATATTCTTTAACAATAGGTAGTAATTCAGATTCAGACTTAAACATAGCTGGTCTGAATTCGTTTTTAAACTGTTTATCAAGTTGGTGAGAAACTAATGCAACGTGAGAACCTGCTGCAAGAGGCTCTACGGTTTTCTTATTTTTAGACTTACGCCCGACAGCACAGAAAAACCCGCCAATGGTCTTAATAACCTTAACGTCCTCTCCATGAAGCTCCCCAATAACCTTAATCGACTCAACCTCTTCAGGTTTGATATTATCCATAATATACTCCTATAAGGTAAAGATTACGATTTTTAAAGGTTTTCTAGGTCTTCTTCACTAAGCTCTGTTTCTGGAATTCCAAACGACTGGTCTCCGAAATATCGTCTTGAATGGTCGTACTGGTCAGACACTCTCTCAGCTTTTTCAGTTTCGTATATAAGTATAAGTTGTTGAAATAACTCAATTTCTTTAGGTGTTAGATGTTCTTTAAGCTCTTCAAATTCAATCTGAAGCTTAATCAAATCTATAGCCAATTCATCCCAATCAAAAGTTTTTACAACTTTCTCGTATTCTTCCCTCTTGAAAGGCTTAATTGTTGGCGATTTTTTCATTATAGCCCTTTTTTACATAAAATCTGTTTACTAACGATTTGTACTTATTTCTTAAGTGCTTGGTTTTCGAGTGATAGCAGCTCCATGCATCTTCTTTCAAGTACTTACAAGCTTTTTTCTTATCAGTAACAACTTTAAAATAACTTTCTACGGCATAATCAATATTTTTAATCAGTTCTTTCTTATTAAATCCATATTCTTTAATAGTGCGAATATTTATCTGAAACATACCAACGTCAAAATGACTCCCATGCTTAGTAGTAGCTATATTTCTGTAGCCTGATTCCTGCATAGCTATTGCTGCGGCTCTATGAGGGTCAGCTTTATATATTTTAGCATATCTTTCAATTGAACTAGCGAGTTTTTTGGCTAAATTCTTATCGATATCCGGCTTGTTCTTGATAATCTGTTCTAATACTTTACTCTTAACTGGCTTAACTCGTGGTGTTTTAAAATCATAAGCGTTAAGCGTAGTTGCGGCTATTAAACTAATAAATAAAAATATTTGTTTCATAAGCCCTCCCTTACTTGAATTATACCACAATAAGGAGGGCTTTTACAAGCCTTAAACGTAACCTATTGATTCTCCATACCAAATTTAACTTTAGTAGCCTTAATTCCATTTCTCCAAGCATGGTCTATCTTTTCATTATCTCCACCAAACTCTTGATTCAACTTAGAGTAGTGAGCCTCGCCAACTTCTTGACCCATTGTAGGGTGGCTTTGAACTAATTCAGATAAAGCCGGTTTACTCATTTTAAGAGCGTATCCGTATTTATTCATCAAATCAGGACTTGACTTGATAGTTTCTTTCATAGCAATATGACTTGGCTTATAAGGATTGTGCTTAACAAAATTACGCTGCATAATTTGAGCTACGTCAGCGTCAGCTTGCGCTCTACCTGATTCCCTAGCTCTTTGAGCTGGGTCAATTGGTGCGGCTGCAACTTCTCTTGAGGCTGGCGTTTTAGCAGCTTCAACATTTTCTTGATTCATATAATGAGCGCCATGAGCTAAAGCTAAAGCTAGAGCCCCTGACTTGAGAGCCTTACCTTCCCATTTTTGAATTTCATCAGAAGATACTTTACGTTTCTTTTTAGACTTAAAAGGTTTTTGTAAAGAACCTTCTAATTGCTCAGGAACTACTGGACTAGAAGCTACTGAAGATTTCTTAATTTGAGGTTTATTAAAATCATTGGAATGAACTTTAAGTCCTTTGTAATTAAGGCTAGTGTCCTTACTATTATCAAAACCTACAGTATAGTGACCATCGCCATGAGATTGACGTACAGTTCCAACTCCGTGGGCTTTATGATTAACTCTGTCGCCAGTTTTGAAAGGCTTAGGAGCTTCGGCTTTATTGAAATCTTTGAATTTATCTAAAGCGGCATCAAGTGGTTTTTTAGCACCTGTTTTCTGCCTATCTTTTTCAGCGATGATTTTGCGCTTCTCTTGAGACTTCTTATCCTTATACCAATTACGAGGATGTTGACCGAATGGCTTAGATACGTCTTTTTCACTAGCTGCCATATCATCTAAATCTTCCTGAGGAATATTGGCTCTAGACTTACGCTGCTCAATTAATTGACGACGAATCTTACCAAATAAGCCTGAGTCTTTATGTGACTTAGCATTAATTAATGTGTTTGGATTAGCTTGTAATTCTTTCTCTCCAGTAAATGGGTCGAATCTATAAAAACCTTGGTCCAAGTCATTAAGAGTCTGTTTAGCATGTTCTCTAGCAAGCTCTTCTGAAGTTCCTTCCTTCCCACGTTTAGGAGTTCTGAAAGGTTCAATACCAGCTCTACGAGCAATACCACCCTCCATGTGCTGAGCTGTTTGCTCAGGCATACCGCCGCCATGCATTGGTTTTAATTCACCAGATGTCTGTGTTTGTTTTAACTTACCTAAAAACCCCGGCGCTCCAATACGATTTTGATATTCAGGTAAATTCATCCCCGGAGGAGTAAGTAAGGCATGTCCAGCCTCGTGTAGAACTTGCTGGTCATGCGGGTCGCCTTGTCTATTAATAGTCAAAGATGTAGGGCTTTTACTTCCTAAATCTCTTCCGCTTTCATCATCTTGTACGTCTGGAGTAAGTCCTAAAGATGTTAAATAATTGTGTAATCTATCTACTCTACCTTTGACGTTCTTATCGTAGTCAAACCCTTCACTAGCTGTACGCTTAGCGTGGATAGGTTTAGTAAACTCACCTTTTTTAATCTTATTAAGGTTAGTTAGATGTAAGTGAGCTTCAGCAGCATGTTTTCTGTAGTTCTCATCAGGATGATTTTCTGAAGCATGTTTTAGATACTCAGCAATAGTATTAGGATTCCTCATTTTCATGATTCTGGCTGAATGTCTATAGTCAGGATGATGAATTTCAATAACGTGAGCGTCTGGGAAATGCTCAGGTAATTGCATACCTATTTTCTCAATAAGCTCTTCTGTTTTACCATCTTGACCGTATGGCGATGTATGAACTAAAAGAGTCTTATTATCATCCATTAAACGAACTACAGGATAGTGAGCGCCATAAATATTGATAGAGCTAGGAATTTGACCTGTTTTTTGTGCCATTTTCGAGCGCTTCATTTTATCAGCGCTAGGCATACTGTAGATACGGCTATTCATTCCAGCCGTAGTCTGTTTATCGGTAGCTAGATTAGATAAAGCCTCTCCGACCTTCTCTTCTTCTTGCTTTGCGCCTTTTGATTTTTTAGGCGCTTCGTCCATCTCTTCATCTTTTCTAAGTGAATTATTGATTTTTTCTGAGGCTGCAAGTTTTTCTTTTGGAGTCCAGCCAAATTGACCTTGGTGAGTATCTCTAGGTTTCATTTGTTTTAAATCTTTAGCTTTATAAGAAGACTTATCGCCAGACTTGCCTTGTTTTTGATTAATTTTAGCGTCAGCTTTGTGTGGTACTAAAGCGTCTAGGTTTGCATGATGAAAGCCATGTTTATCGTGTTCTACAATCCATTCTTTCTCTTCTCTTTCGGTAACTGAGCGGTCTTTGAATTTTGAGCCGTACTTACCTATAGATGCCTTTGTTGAGTTGAGTTGTTTCTGAAACTCACTTAAATTACCTTCGTCTTTAATATTACTAGGAGCGTTGAATTGATTAGGGTTATGGATAAGATTTGACTCTGGAATCCAAGCAGAAACTACTCCGCCGCCATAAGTAGCTCTATCGCCGTTTTCTTGACCAAAATTTTCAGCTACTTCTTTATCTGGAGTCCAACTAGTTCTTTCTCCTGCAATATGCACTGTTTTACCATTTTTATTAGTTCCAGCAAACTCTTCCTGACCCATACCTCTATGCATAAGGTATAGATTTTCACCAGTTTGAGGGTGTTTTCTAACATGAGTTTGACCTGCTAGTTTTCTTAAAGAACGAAATTTAGCAGTATCGTCCATCGGCTGTAAAGAATCTCTAGCTTCAGATTCTTCATCATGAGTCCAAGCTCTTTGCTGTAATCTAGTTTTATCGTTTTCTGGAGCTTTAGGATTAAACTTATGTCTACGCTGTAAAGAACCTTTTTCAAGCTTTTCATATTCTTCTGACTTACCTAATATACCTAAGTTTTCAAGCTCTTCTAGATATTCTGATGTATTACGTCTGTGTTTTTTATGTAAAGACATGTATAATCCTATTAAATAGATTTTAATTCTTCTATATATTCGTCAGTGTTTTTTCTAAAGAAATCTTGTTTTTTGGTAGAAGGTACTTTCGGTAGTACACCTATAAAACTCAAAAAGATTCTGCTTTGCCAAATTTCTTGAGCTTCCCAACTATCTTCAGCTATATGTAAAACTTCAATCCCGATACTACTAAAAAAAGCATCCTTATCGGCGTGATAGTTACTAGCTTCCTCTATCGAAATGTTCTTATTTTTAGCCAATACACTTACTGAGTGCCAATAAGTACCATCGTACTCTATACCCTTATTAAGACTTGGGATATAGATATCCAACTGATATCTGCTTTGCCTAAATCTCTTATCTTTATTAAAGAAATACCTCTGAATTGCATCGGGATGGTATCGCTGGACTTTGCTTAAGATAAATCTCTCTGCTGTTGATGAGTTAGTACTCCTTATCATATGTTGGCAAATATCATCTATCCAACCATTTTTAAGCGCCGCTAAATAAGAACCCGCATCGTTAATACAAAATTCCCTTTTGGTCTTGTATTTTACAGCATCTTTAGCTGCGCTTTCTTTAGTGTGTTTTTGTATTTTTTTTACACAATGCATATGTGAGCATACGCTGTCTAAGGAATCCTCGCCCATTAAAAGAGCCTGAGTGTAAGCTTGCTTATTACTTTTTTGGAAAACAGTTCTTGTTCTATATAGCCCTGCTATATCCTTGATTTCTTCGCTAGAATATTTTTTATAATTTTTCTGTTGCATATGAGAGCATATATCATCTAAAACACCCTGTCTGGAGGCTGAAAGATAGGCAGGATTGTCAAATTTTTGAAAATGACTTTTTTTAGTATACTTTGCAGCTACTTGCTTTAATTTATCTAAAGACCATTTTCTAGAACGGCTCATTTTTCACCATGCCATTTACTATTATAAACCCATTCAGGAACAAGTCCAGCTTTTTGTGGAGCGTAGATAGTATTTTTAGGATTTTTCTTATTATTCTCTGCATGAGGTCCGAAATTCACCCAAGAATTCTGCATAATTAACTCATTAGCGAGAGCTGGTTGAGCTGACTGGCTATACATTTTTTTGTGGGTCAAATAAGCCTGATGCTCTCCTGTAGGACCGAATCCTGATTTGCCACCCATATGATGACCATTTATGTCATGAACTTGCCTCAGTAGGTCATTAGCCATCATTTGCTCCCCATCATGAGAGTAAAACTCAGTAGGTTGCAATAAAGGGTGGTCTTTTGGATGCTCTCCCTCAGAGCCAAAACCCATAGAAGTGGGAAAGTAATACAAATGCTTATTGTTTTCGATATCGTAATGCATTTCTTTAGAGTTTTTATACGGTTGAAAATCTGGGTCTGTTATCCTAGAAAATTTATAACCCTTACCTAATAAATCCTTATATTGTTTTTTAGTTTCTTTGATTAGTGAATTATAAGCGTTTTTAACTTGAGGATGATTAGGCTCATGCTTCATTGTTTCATAGGCGTGAGCAATTCTCGCACCATGTTCTGGATTTAAAGAAACCTTAGGAACTACTGAAGATTTTTTATTAAGCATATCTGTATCAATAAAGCCTTTTTTAAGCTCTGATTCTACAATATCCTCAATCTTACTGAGTAGTTCTAGATTTTCTTTAATACTCATATTAAACCCCATACCCTAGGTACTTTCTTAAAACTTTAATTTTGTCTAATAGTTTATCAGTATCTTCATTTTTAGCAAGTGTATTTACAAAAAGAACTTCGACCTTCATTAGCGTATCAGCAACATCAATAAAATGCTTAATTAATCTAGGGTTAAGTTCTAGAGTATGACCGCCAAGAGCCTTATCGCCTTCAATTGGTTTATTTAATAAATCATCATTTTTATGAGGTACGTGCTCGGCAGTAAGACCTGCATTATTAGCATCGCTTCTTAAGTGTTCTATATCTGTCAGGTTTTCTGCAACGTTAGGAATACTCATTCCATTATAACCATGGTCTGAGTCTATCTGCTTAAGTTTTGCGCCGTGTTGTCCAAACAAGTCTTTATGATGTTGTGATAATTTCCTATGAGTGTCTGCCGCTGGATTAGTACCCAACTCACTAGCTATTTTATCATGAATTAAATTCATTTGAGCATGATGGTCCATAGCCATCTTATGTTTTGTAGGGTCACTACCAGACGAGCCTTTCTTAACAAAAGTGCTTTTGCCAGTATCTGTTAATGGTAATGTATCGCCAGATACAGGCTTAAAACCCATAGATTTAGGAACTTTACCGTAACTATCATTATAAACACTATGAGTAGTGTCCGAACCGGTGTGAGCTGACTTAGACTCTGGAGAGTGAGTTGAGATTTTTTCTACGCCATGTTTCTTAGCTTCTTTAATAATGTGATTCAGTAAAGCTTCACGCCAGTTTTTATGGTAATCAGAAATCTTCTCGATATGACTAGCCTTATCTTCATGACCGTTACTCTTAAGATACTGAGTCATTGTCTTACCAAAGTCCGATTGAAGTTCATCAACTAGCCAGTGTTTCGGGTCTGACATATCTACACGAGACCAAGCAATCGTTCTATCTTTAGTAGGATGTCCAGAACGCTTAGAAGTTTCCATTACTTTATTGAAAGTTCTAAACATTTCAGGGTCTTCTTTGATAGGAGCTAAAGACTCATCCGTATGGTCTAAACGCATAATGGTCTCATCTTGACGATTAAGATTCTGCATTTTATTAGAATCCCATTTACCGTAACTTATTCCATACTTAGTCTTAGGTATCTGAGCTATTTTTTCATCTACTTCAGCTTCAGTTAATTTACCTTTACCGTCAAAAATTTTCTTCCACTTCTCTTTCTGGTTAGGGAATATTTTATGCATAGTTCCAACGTCAATAGAGCCACCGTTAGCTTTAGCGTGGTCTTTTACCATTTCATAAGCGTGTTGGTCTTCTCCATACTCATGCTCTCTAGAACGCTCTTTTATATACTTATCTAGAAATGGACCATTAGCTCCATCTCCAGTTTTATTAATCCTGTTCTCTTTTAATTGCTGATATTCTGGTAAATGGTCACGAATATGCTCAGGAACAAATCTATCATCATTATGAGAGTTAGCGTAAAGGTCTGGTAAAAGCTCTTCTTTGAAGTGTCTTTCTTTCCATTCTTTCTCACCTTCTGCACGAGAGTTATTATATCCTTCGCTATAGTAATAATCATCTGAATGGTCTTCGTAATAATCATCAGGTAAGTCACCTGAATTATCCATGTGAGTACGCCACTCATTTACAGCGTCAGTATATCTGTCGTCAAAATCAGGGTGGTTATGAATAGTGTAGTCGTCATGATTAGCGTAATCTATCTGTAAAGGACCGCCAAATTCATCTAATTTATCATGAATATGGTCCATGTCGATAGTATCGGCTTTCTCATTATACGGAATACCAATTTCAGAAGGATGCTCCATCCCTGTATGTTCTTTAAAATCGTCTAAATTAATAAGATTATTTCTATCGTATTCTTCAGCTAGTTTATTTAAAGCATCAAAGTCATTACGACCTTCATTTTGTTTAGATTTAGCGTTATCGCCTTTCCAATCGTGATTCTCTCTTAGATGCTCATCAACCCAATCCTCTCCGCCTCTATGGTCTGAAGGGTCTTTATCTTTCCAAGCATTGATATTGTTATCACGAAGATATTTATCCATAGAATAGCTTTCGTTAGCCCAGTTATCTCCAGCTTCACGCATATCGTCTTCGTGCTCATTCCAATAATCTTCTTCTACATCATCGATATCAAAAACATCTTTTTTGTCTTTTTTAAATCTATTCTGTAATTGCTCGTCATCATAACCATGCTGCTCATGGTCTTGATTCCATTTACGGAACATTTCAACGCCATGTTTAGGGTCTATATCTTGATTATGGTATAAATTATATTTTTCATCAAAAGAGCCGTGTCTTTTGATGTGGTCTGCTTGGTCATCAGAGATATGTTTAGAGGCAGCTAATTTACTAGCCATTCCTTGGTCGTAGCCTTCGCCGTGATTCCAATTATTCCAATTATGCTCACCTTCAAATTCAACCTCAGGAAGTTCATTATCTTGAAATGGAGTTAATCTATTACCTTCAGCATCAGTCTGCTCTCCACCTTCAATACCAAGATACTTATCTGCAAAAGCCTTTCTTTCAATTTCAGGTAATTTACCTAATACATGGTCAAACTGGTCTTGGGATGTTAAATCTTTATGTCTCTGAGATGGATGATTGAGAATAGCTCTAGCTTCAGCGGCTCCAAACTTCTGGTCACTACCTTCAGGATTAGCCATCTCGGATTCAATATGATTTCTTAAATCTCTACCAGAAATTTTATCTATAGTCTTATCATCTTTAATAAGGCTGTTTTTAATATCATCTGGTAACTTATCAAACATTCTAGCTACGGCTGCCGGATTCTTATCGTGTAGAAATCTAAAGTGTTTTTCTTCTAAATTATCATTTTGAGCAAGTCTACCAAATACATCATTTGCCACTTCTTCGTCACTATCAGTCCTATGCCTAGTTGCTATAATACTATCTTTGCCTTTAGCAACATCTTCTAGTAGAGATTGAGGAACTTGTCCATGTCTGACTATAGCTTCTAAAGTATCTCTAGCGCCTTCATTTCCCTTAGCTTTCTTTTTTAAGGCTTGGAATATTTTCTCGTTATTTGCCTCAGTATTTTGACCGCTTTCTTGAATCATAGTTCTTATAGCTCTAGGATTTTCGTTTAAAAAGCCCGGATGTGTAGTTAGAGCATGAAAATACTCTTCTGGGGTGAAACCATGTTTTTGAGCGTGTCTTTGGATATTACTTGATGATTTATAACTACCGTCATCAGCTATTAATTGCTGATATTCATTTCTTAATCCAGAATTACTCTGCTCTTCTTGAGGTAACTCTGAATCTGGGAATAGTGGAAGTTTAGTTTTTTTCATATTATTTGACCTTAAATGATTCTTTCAAATTATGTAAAAACTCAGGATTGTGATGACCGTAAACATTAGCGTGGGATTGGGCGTTAGACATTGATTTTTGCTCATCATGATGATTCTTTGAACTAGCTTCGTCATAATCTTTAGGGTGCATCTCGTGTTCTTCGTTTACATCGGTTGGATGAAACATACCGACAACCATACCCATAGTATCTTTATCTAATCCGCTATTGTAAATACCGTGATATCCAGCGTCTTTAATAGCTTGGTGGAAATCATCTTTATCTACTACGCCGGGATTGATTTGTCTTTGGTCAGCAAGGGCTTTAGCCTTACTCCACAACTTATCTTTATCTTTAGCGATATCGTATATTTTTCTATTACCTAGATTAGTTACGTATTTAGATTTACTACCTGAAGTCACCAAACTCTCAGGCTTAGCACCTTCAGCATAGAAAAAAGCTAATTTGTGAGTTGGAGCGCCTTGCTTAGCTTCAGAGCCAATCTTACGAACACCATGAAATTTAGGCTCAATAGATTTAAGACCTTGCTCAGGAGAGTAATGGATAAGATTTAAGTTAGGGCTAGGGTTGTCTAAAGGATGTTCTGAATCGTCTTCATTCTTACAAAGGTAGAAAGAACTACCCTCAGATTTTTGCATTTTCTTAGGAGGTTTAACAAACTTAGATTGAGTATGTAAATCATCGCCCATAAGATGGGTGAAGTGAGTACCGTCTTCTAGAGTTGAATAGAAATCCTCGGGCTCTTGATTATGGATAGTAGTTCCTTGACCCTTCTGATGCTTTCCAGCTTTGTCGCCGTTAACATAGTGAAGCTCGTGATTATATCCATCACCGCTTATAATAATACTCTCCTGACCTAACTTGCGAGCTAATTCATAAAAATGTTTATTGGCGTGTTTAGGAGGATTTTTTATCAATAATGACCTTTCTAAGCCACCATACTTACCTTTCATATCTTCAATATCATATCCCTTACCCTCAAGCAATGCTTTAACGTCCTCATGACTTAAAGATGTTTCGGTAGGATATAATGGATTTTCAGCAGATATTATTATATGAGACTGTCTAAAAGGATAGTCCTTAGATGAAATATTTTTTTTAATATCTTCTAGATACTTTTCCTTATTTGTATTTTTCTGAATTGTTTTTAAGGTTTTTTTATACATAATTAAACTTATACTTATATTTTACTAAATTTGTTCTATTATGGAGATTGTCGGTTATAGATTGAGGAGAACATTTAAACTCTTCGGCAGCGGAATTTATAGAACTAAATATTTTATTTGTAGATAGCTCAATTACTTTCTTGCGAAAAGTAGGTTTTTCTATAATTACCTTATTTGATATTTTGCCGTCCCAATCGGTAAGTTTTATAAACTTTCTGCCTTTGCAACTATTAGAAACTCCTCTTAAATTTTCATTTATAGAAACGATAGAAATGTTTAATTTATTACTTAAATCATACTTATCTAAATAAACTATTCCTGTAGTTGTATCTACGATAGGGTTTGTTTTCTTAGTTTTAGGAAGTATAATACCATCCCAATTACATAAAAAATCAAACTTTCTATTTTTACAGAAAGAAGTTCTTCTGTTTATATTATTCATTAATACTTCACGACTGATGCTGAATTTCTTACATACTACTTCTGGGTTTTTATAAATATCTCCAGTTGTTGTATCTACAATACTTTTCTCTTTAATTTCCTGACGATTTTTCTTATACTCACGACTAAGAGTTTTATTATTACCTCCATGCGATAGATTATATCCATCAGGAGATAGAGTATTGAATTTATAGATATAATAAGTTTCTAAATAATTTAATTCAGTTAATGAATTAGCTCCATCAATTTCTTCTATTTTAAAGTTTTGTTTTCCGTACTTTTGAATAGCTTTAGAGATAGCACTAACTCTCTCTCTACTAGGTTTACAATGACAATTCCATCTTGTTTTTATACTTTGGATAGTCTGACCTACGTAGACTTTATTATTGATTAAATTAGTTACCTTATATATGAACATAATTTATTATACCATAAATAGAGGATTTTACAAGGGTTTATATGTTGCTTAAATGATATTTTGTAAAATAAACTTTTTTAAGCTGTTGAAGGATTTTTTCACGTTGTTCTGAAAGTTGAGCTATTCTAGGCTCGTATATTTTAGTTCCAGCACTTGCTGATGATTGGCTTATGCCGTCCTGCGAGAGAGACTGACTGTTATAGATATTATTAGTACCTAAGTTACCTAAAATATTAATAGCCGCTGTCATACCTATAATTGAGTTAAACAACACAGGAACATGACCTTCTTTATGACATACACCGGTCGTATATTCGATTTCCCAAAAAGCCGCAAGCCATGGAAGATTCGTTTGACCCTGTAAGAAAATCAAAGCGCCGCTTGGTACTCCGTTAACAACAGTACCTGAACTTCCAAATACCGAAAGAATAGGAAGTACGTTAATTTGACCTTTATGAAAGAAGCCTGATTCAACCCATTCTAAAGGTAGTCTATAAATCTCTTGACGATTCGTAGACATAACTTTAATTGACTCAACGCTTAGGATAGGTTTATGATTTACCTTGATATGAATAAAGCTCTTATATAGCTGAGAATCATAAGGAATACGTTCTTGCATCTGAACTTTATCTATATGCAATCCAGTCATAATTTCCATCTCTTGGATAGCTACTACAATCTGGTCTTTAAGCTCATCGCTATTGTAACTAGTCATATCGATACCATGTAAGTACCTAGATAATAGTAGTTCAGGAGTGATAATCGGCTCAATTCTCTGATTTAAATTAGATACTTCTTTAGCGTCTGCCGGGAGAGCTTTAGTTCCGTAACTTTTACTCTTGCTATAATCAGCCATATTAACACCCACCGATTTCTAAGAATTCAACAGTAATTGCGTTCTTAACTACGAAGCTTCTTACTACTCCGTCTTCAGTAACATTAACTTTAATAGCTCCGCTATTAGGTACTTGAGCTGCGCTTAAAGTAAATTTCCAGATACTTTTATCGTCAGCGAACGGTTGAGTTCCTACTATATTAAAAGCAGCCGCATCGTCAATTGATTGAAAATCAACAGAAGCCGATAAAGCTGTAGCTTGCGATATATAACGCATAGGCATTTGTGGAAATGCTGGAGATTTTTCAGCATCTACCGCCGTACTTACATCTAAGTCAATTAATTGTAAATAAAGCGTATTTGGTTGACCTTCAGCCATAAACGCTTGAGCTGCGTTCTGCCAAGAATTTACATTATTTACGTTTTTTAATACTTTTGCACTAAGTCTCATAAGACCTCTTTTATACCATGGGTTTATCTTAAAGATTGCTTTTTATGTAACTTCTCTCCAGCTATCATTGTTATACGTTCCATCAAAGCTATTTTTCTTCTTTAAATTCATAGACTTATCAATTATTTGTAAATTCCAAGGTACGTGTAATCCGCATACATCTTTATGTTTTAACGGTATTATATGGTCAACAACCATTAGAAGGTTGTTATTAGTATTTAAATCTGTACACTTCTTATATATATCGTATAGTTGCGCCTCAAAACCAACTAAAGTTGCTTTGAGTTTATAAGCCCTTCTTTCCGCTATTTTGGAATTAAAATAACCTCTATTTTGCCTATAGTAATTACTTTGATACTTATTTACAAGTTCTCTATTTTGTTCTTTGTACTCATTGTTCTTGCTATTAATCCTATCTTTGTGCTTAATATATTTCTTAGCTGCGTATTCTTTATATTTATCTCTATTATTTTTGAAATACGCTTTAGTTCTTTGTGTTATTTTTTCTTTATTTTCAATATAGTACCGCTGAGCTTTTTCCTTGTTTTTAAGATAATACTCTCGTTTTTTTTCTTTTTTTGTCTTCATAATTTCTCTCCTATATGTTTAAGATTGCGATTTTGGCTAGTTTTTGTGGTATGATAAGGTATGAAACCAAGAATTTACATCATTGAAGGACCGTCAAAAATAGGAAAAAGCAGTCAAAGCTTCCTATTGAGTCAAAAAATTGAACAAAATCAGATATTTAGAATGGATAGTGTTTTAACCGTTGAGCAGGTGGCTGATTTTCAGGTTAAAATTAAAGAATGGTTAGATTTAGACCCTAGTAATATTGCTATTTTAACGGGCTCTATTGCATTTACTATTGTAAGTAAAGATATGTCAGCGATTTCTTTTGGAAAATCATACTTAGAATATGACGATGAACTACGTGATTTTCTTGAGATGGTAAGGGTTTATGGCTGTAAAGCATTTCTTCTTAAGCCTAATAAATACGATTTCCTTGATGCTCGAAGAGTTGAGACTATTAATACAGTACACGAAGATTCAATATATAAAGGCTTAGAGCATTTTGTAAATTACTACTCTAACGCTAACTTCAGATGGATAGTCATCCCGGTTTTCCATTACGATTCAATGCTTCAGCTTCAAAAAAAGATTCAATCCTACATTTAAGTACTTGCGCTGTAACGAAAACTACTGTAAAATAGTTACAAAGAGGTTGTATGAACAACGTCACGCACATACCTTTATCTAAAGATAAGGTAAAGAAATTATTAGGTCTTTTAGTAAAAAAACAACAAAGAATGGGTCCTAATCCAGCGCTTAGGGATTGGCTGGACCTGCAAAACAAAATAAGACTATTAAGGAGAATTTTAAATGTCGCACATGATTAGAGTTCTAACAAAACAGCTACAGTTGATTGAAATTGAATTAGGTGATTATATGATTTCAAAAAATCAAAAACTTCCTACTTTACAATCCACCCAGTATTATGCTAATCTAGCTCATGCCTATAAGTCATTAAAAGCGACTCTTATGGCATTAGAACATAATTCACAGGAGGAAATACATGTACACTAAAAATGACCAAATAGATAAGATGATGAGTTGGGAGGAAGGGTCTTTGTCTGAGGTTGAGGAAATTAAATTATTCTCCGAATTGATTAAAAATGGAGCTGCTTGGTTATTTCAGGGCTGCTATGGAAGAACGGCTTCAGATTTTATTCAAAACAATATTATTTCACGAAAAGGTGAGATTTTTGTGAATCTTAATGAAATTTATGACTAAAAGTGTTAGCTATATCTTTCCTACGGAAAATAAAGAATTGATTGATAGTTGTATTAGGGATTTAACTACTCATGATTGGGTCCTAACTAGTGGAATTGACGACAAATATGGATTAACTACATTAGAGTTTGAAAAATAGTTTGCAAAACATTTTCTTTCCTGTATACTCTCCATATTGACAACAACTAAGGAGATCGGAATGAACAAGGCAAAAATCGGTGACAGAATCAAGTCTATGAATGTTGTAGGTATGCCTGAAAGAGGTCATTTTATCGGTATGGTAACTAAAGTTGAGTTTGATGCTGATTATCAAGTTGACTATGTTTACTATACTGCAATTGTTGAAAATAGAGATGGTGTAAATAAGAATGTTTTTAAGGAAATGAGAGTACTACAGAACGGTACAAAAACTTTATTTGAAGGCTTAACCAATAATATCGAAATACTTTAAGGAGTAATTATGTCATTACAAGAAAATATGGACCAGATGGATAAAATCGTAACAGGATTAGAAGAAGACAAAAGAACTAGAGAGCAAAAACTTCAGGAATCCCTAGTTAGACTAGTGGAATACAAAGAGGCTCTTAAAGCTCAAATGAAAGATACTGACGTACAGCTAGAAAGCGTACTAAAAGCCCTAGGATTGAATCACTCATTCCAAGCACCTGATGGTGTAGTCTATAAGATAACTAAGCCTACAGGTACTTATATCTCATTTAAAGAGATTGATTACGCACGTACTAAGAAGGTTGGAGAGGCTAAGGGGGGTCTAAGTAAGACAGAAGCTAAAGAGTTAGGATATACAGTAGATTAAAATAAAAAAGCCCGGACGAACCGGGCTTTTAAAACTTTAAATTTTTAGAACTAATTAACCTTGTTGTCCAGAAATATTCTCGAACAATACGTTCTTACGTGGCTGCTTAACAGCTAGACACAAGAAACGAAAGTGAGCTTCAGGTAAGCTAAGGTCAGAGATAGCAAGCTTCATGCGGCTATAAGCAGCAAGTTGGTAGAACGAAGCTGTATTTGACTGAAGCAAGTAACCTGTAACTGAACCCGGCTCTCTGTTTCCAAGGTCTGTGAACACAGAAGTAGCAGCGCCAGAATCTTTAACTTTACCGATGAACTTAGCAGAAGCAGCGCTTCCACCAACAGCAGAACGGTATACGTTATAGTGACGAGCACCTTGAACTTGAGAGATAGTTAGAACAGCAGCATCACCAGCAGCAACTGGAACGATTTGAGCAGCAGAAGCCAAAGACTCGCCTCTTTCGTTAGCAGAAGTTACATAGTAAGCATAAGAACCGGCATCCAACATTGAATCAGCGTTAACCGGAGAAGTTGGAGCGAAAGACGGAGCCGCTGGAGAACCAGCACGAGCACGAGCTGGACGAGTCTTACCAGAAAGGAAACGAGAAGCTTCCATAGAAATCACAGATGAACTAGTCCATTGTGTTCTAAGGTGAGCGCCAGTTGCCTCTTGAGCAGAACCAGCAAGCATAATTCTTTCTTTAGCGTGTGCAATCTTGTTGTACTGAGCTAGAGAAATAGGGTCAAGGATAAGTTTATCAGCTTCACCGTGGTTCATTGCTGAACGAACTGCACCATCTTCAATCAAAGACTGAGTAAGAGTACCGTTTACAGAAAGAATAACTGATTGGTCAGAACCGTACTCAGCAAACATCAAATCTTGAGTGTTTGAAAGAGCATCAGACATACGAATCTGAACGTCTAGACCTTGCATAGCTGGCATGTTAGAGATAGCTAGTGGATTTCCGTCAAAAACACCTGCGTTAGAGAAATCTGATTGACCACGGAAAGAGTCAAACTCGATATCAGCAGAAAGTTTCATAGCAGCATCGTTAGCAGCTCTATCTTCAGCTTTCGTACCGTCAAAAGCAGCTACCATGTTAGCAGCAACTGATACACGACGAGTAGTTGAGTAATAAGCCATAGGCACGATAGCACGAACGAAGTTAGAAGTATCTTCTTCTCCGATTCCGCCTTCATACTGAGCTGAACCACCAAAAATACCGTAGTCAAGCTGACGGTTATATTGGATAAGTGTTGACTTAGCGTCTTTTGAGCTAAGCATTTTTTGAAGCTTGATGTGCTTGTCTTCAAAAGTTACAAGTTCCATTACAGGAGAAAGGTCTTCTACCTGCAAAGCACTACCTTGTGTCAAAGTACTTGGTGCTGCGTTGTAACTACCAGCTTCCAAAGCCTTCATTAGGTCATTAAATTGTTCCATGTTGTCCTCCTATAATAGATGTTTTACTAATTCGATTGAACCGTTATCGTAGTATTTATTAATTGCGTCTTTATCTTTTTTCTCAAGCTTACCGCTTCTGATTTTAGCTGTTAGCTTAGAGCTAATTTCGCTCTTAGTTACTTTACTCAAATCAACTTCGTTAATCTTGTTATCTTCTTCAGACTTCTTAATTACTTCCATATTAACGATAGCTTTTTGTTTTGGAGCTTGCGAGCCCTTACCAAAAGCCTTATTCAATACCTCAGTAACCTTATCTAGAGATTTCTTAAGAGTCTCATTTTCAGACTTCAAAGTTTCATTTTCAGACTTCATCATTTTAGCTTCTTCAGAAACTTCAGATTTAGTCATTACTTCTTCAACGCCGATTGTCTTCTTAAGAGTCTCAAAATGAGCCTTGGCTTCAGCCTTACTCATAGAGCGATACAAACCTTCCATTTCAGCCATATCTTCAGCATCGTAATCAAGTTCTTTAGTCTCTTTAGATTCTGATTTAGCTTCCACGGCAGTTTCTGTCTTCTTAATTTGTTCACCTTCTGCTGTAGGGTCTAAGTGTTTTTTAAACTCAACTTCTACTTCAGCAATAAGGTTAAGCAAATCTTGTTCAGTATATTTTTTCATGCTTAACTCCCATTAAGTTAAAAGTTGATATTAGATACCTTTAGTAGGCCACTGAGTTTCTACTTCAAGTGAAAGAGCTACGGCAGTAGCATCCATAGAAGCGGCAGAAACAGCAGTTCCGTCAGCGATTTCTTTGATATCAATTTTCATACCAATTTTAGAAACTTCTTGCATAACTTTAGCAAGGTCAAGACGAGAAGGCTCGGCTTCAGTAGCGTCTAGTTCGTAAGCAACTTCG